CCCTTTCAAAAAAGAGCCGACCAACCCGGGGTGCAATATCCGCCAAGATATAACCCAAGCCGGTCGGCTGTTAATTTCGGATTGTGGCGAATATTGCTTTTTCATAATTACAATCTACCAGAAACATCGGCCTAACGCAAATAAAATCTTGAAAAAATCTCGAATAGGACACTAAAAAGTTGGGACTGTGGGCTTTTGGCCTGAAAATGCGGAAAATATCCATTAAAAAAGGCCGCCAACTCCTAAGAATTGACGGCCATTGAGGAAGGGGAATTCTTTACTTTATAGCCAGCCGTGCTGCGAGACTGGCGTATGTTATTGCGGCGCCGAGTAGGAATGTTAGCAAGCTAATAACCAGCGTTGCCCAAACCGGCAATCTGTTTTGAAGTTTTTCAATCGCCGCCCATTGCTTCTCAGTATTTATTTCTAAATGTCCTATACGAACTTCGTGATTTTGACAAGGTTTACCATTTGTGTTTTGAGTTTTATTTTCTGGCGCCATTTTTATTTGCCTTCTAATTTATTTAATCGAGCTAAGATTTCCTGAAGTTGTTTATTGGTTATATTTGCTCGCTGCTGCTCGTATGGTATTGGCTCCGGCTCCGGTGGTTTTTCCGCCTCTATTTCTTCGGCGGTCTTATCAACAATTTTACCGTCAACGATTTTTTGCAAGGCATCATTGGCTCTGCCCTCGATAATAAATTCACCATCTTTTTTTTGCAGCTCAAAATCTATGTTTTGACATATACCTGTTCGCAGAATTTTACCGTTTGAATCATAGACGATATATGATTTCACAGATTTCGGTTGTATCTTAATCGTTTTTTTTGGTGGTTGTTCTTCGCTCATTTTTTGACCTCAAGTGCAACTATTGACCTACAATAAGCATCACCACTGGCTCCTCCTGCAGTCTTCATTTGTAAATAATAAGTATGTTCGCCAGCATCTGGTTGGTCTGTTATTCCAAATGACATATTAAAATCTGAAAAACCCACAGTTTGTGCTGGTGATGCATAAATGACAGTTGAATCTCTTAAAAGTTTCGTAGATAATGAACCGCTTGCATCACCACCAATATCAAGGGCTGCAGAACAATTGATATGAACAGGTTGACCAATCGAAGTAAATGTTATTTCTTGGATTGTTTGAAACGAACTTGAAAGGTCAAATTTAGTTGCTGTATATGCACTTATCGGTATGGTGACAGCATTATTCCCGATTTTTACCGTTGTTACTTGCAGGTCATCAATCTTTGCTGTTGTTATTTGAGCATCATCGATTTTGGCTGTCGTAACAGCAGCATCTTCAATATCTGCTGTATCAACGCTTAGTGTCCCTGCCTTTATAAAGCCCCCGTGCAGAACCGATATTCCCCACGCCGGATGTTCTTCACCTGCATCGTTCAAACACATTAGCCATTTATCAGCCCCTATCGCATTGGCAAGTGTATCAGTGGCCTTGAATGTATTATTGCTGTCGTTCAGGTCCCAATAGATATATGTGCTTGTCGTATCGTCTGCCGTGATTTCGTAGGTTGTACCTTTATACGTCAGCAGAATTGGATTCTCACCATCCTCGGCCTCCCAACCAACAGTATCAACTTCGTTGCCACTCCATAATAAATTATGAGTAATCGGAATATCCAAAGTCGGTATGCCTTGTAGTGATTTCGGATATTCCCTGCGGATTTCATCAAAGGTTGGTGGCTTGGTAGCGTTGTCATCGCTTACCGGAGCATCGTAATCAGAGATTGGAATAGTCGGATTGTCGTCATCATAAGTATAAACATCCTCATTGTACTCAATCGCGGTAATTTTAATCCGTTGCTCACTACTTACGCTCATATCTGTAATTCGATATTTCCTTGCAGTATCGGCAGAAGTACCGTAACAGAATATATCCCCTTCACTCGGATTAGTCGTCCAAGTATCGGATATTGTAATAGTCTTACCATCCACCCCACTAACGGTATGATTTTCAATTTCCTCCGCTTCTGTCTCTGGATTATAAACCCGCACTAAAACTTTGTCCGTCCCGCCGCTGGGCGTAACCTCTTTATCGACAACGATTGTATTGTTTGTCGATGATATTACCCTGCCGCCCTCTTTCCAGTCTGGCACATCGTGCTGAACATAAATCACATCACCTACGGTACAGGCAATAGCATCGATGTCGGCTTCAAATTCGATAACGGACTTGAGTAATATATTTTGGGCCAACCGAAACATTCCCGCCCGCCATGCTTCGGACTGTTTCGTTGTGCCGAAAAGTTCCACAACAACTTTGTTCTCGAAGTTGCCAGCCAGACTATTGTAGATTGAAAACGGCACTTGCTTAAAGTCCTGCGATTCATCTCTGTAATGCACTTCAATCTCACTGGCTCTTTCGGCTTGAGATAAAAATGTCTGCTTAAATGAATCTTTGCTGATATTGCCGACATTAAACATCTGCGTTACGCTTGCACTTGTATCAATAACAACCGACAAATCTACGCCGTCCCAAACAAGAACACATCTTGCAATCTCGCAAATCTTCAGTGCGGCTTCCCACAAAGTAGTTGCCGTATCGAAACCACCGTTAAAAGTGATTCTTTTTTCAGTTCCTTCTCCGATACCACTCGGCACTAATTCATCGCAAAAATCAGCCAGTTCAACAAAACTGTTCAAATCCAATCTGCTCGTACTTATTCCCTCGTATTTTTCAACGGCATAAGGTGTTTCATCACCATCACCACTTATAATCGGTTGCGTCAAGACATCATATAGAACCCATGCTGGATTATCGCTGTATTCAATACTCCAAGTTTCTTCTCCGTCATCGTAAACTCTTACAGCTCTACCTTCCTGTATGACATCGACTTCCATAGCCCCGGATAACTGGTCGGTAGCCAAAGCTTTGATTGCCAACAACGAAAGCCCCGGATATTTGAAGCCATCCTCCATTACCTCTCTTACAGCACCAAGTCTTACGCTGTCGCCATACCTTGCACCCTTATCAGCCGACTCCTTGCCTACACGAATATCATATTTAGTTCCCCTGTTTATAGTAATAGGAGAACCACCTGTATAATTTTCGCTGGCAATATAACTTTTTCTGATTGCCTCGGTCGTGTTATCTGTAATCGTCAAATCACATAATGTCGAATAAGAATCTGCATCGTGTTCGGAAATTTCGATTTGTATACTTACGGAATAATTGCTTAAACCGCCCTCATCATTGGCATAATAAATCCCTCTATCGAACAAGATTTCAATTTCCAAATCATCAAAGTCATTGTCCGGTGTCGTATAAACCTCGGCTCCCCCGTCATGTGTTATAACCCTGTTAGGTCGATATTCCGGCTTCGTATCAGTAAATAAACTTATTGCCGTTTGCTCTAATGTCCCCAACTTTTCCTCAGTACTCACATCCTCAAAGTTTTGTATCGGCTGGCCATTTATTCGTATATCGTAATTCGTACCATCCGATTTAGTAATGCCTTTGACAGGCCCACTGCCCAAACCGATGAGCATATTTAATAATTGCTGTGTGTCATCACCATCGTCCGGCTCTGTAAATACGGATATTACATTGCCATAGAGTTTATTCTTGCCGTAGAATCTCGGTCTGACTATGCCCTGTCGCTGTACTGTGGCCGGATTCCAACTGTAAACCTGCGGTATATCAGCATCATAAGAAGGAAGTTGTGGCTGGGGCATTAACGAATTGATTAAGATACCACCAGCTAATATAGTGGCCGCCATAGCCATACTATAAGCAATCGTGCCTGCCTCAAGACCTAATATCGTGCCCGCAACATAGGGAGCGCCTACAACGGCCAGAGTTATCATCAGCACCATGCCCCAAATCTCATCCTTGCCGACCACCGGCATAAAGACAACCTCATCACCAAGTCGCGGCACGGCTGTGTTCCAAAACTGTTTTTCAATCACAATACCATTTATGCTGACAACAACATCTAAATCCTTAGGCAAGTGCGTATCTTTCAATTGCTCAATAGTTTCACCGTGAAACTCCAGACTCTTTATGTCCCTCTGTTTGCGATTAAAGGGATTCTTGACTATTATTGCCCGTACCGACATAGCGATAATAACCTTCTATTTTGCTCTTACAAAAACGGTTATTTAATTTCTCTATACACACACACCGTTTTTTCATAATGTGAATAAACCGCTTGCAATCTTCCAACACAACTCCTATATGACTTACGAATGGTGGTATTATTTTGAAAGTCACAAGACAATATGGTTCCGGCTTTTCTAACTCGACAAATTCCTCATTCAGGCGAACATTTATTGTATCATTTCTGGTTTCAAGATTATCGATATAGTTTTGTGGAGGTAAATTAATGCCTATTCTTCTGCAAACCTCTTGGCTGAGCGTATAACAATCGTATCCGTTATCGCCATTGCCATTTTTCACAAACGGTTTACCAATTAAATCATCAAACATTTATGCTACCCTTACCGTGCCGCTGCGTATGCCAGGGAAGCCCCCGAAGTTTGCCGAGTTGCTGCGCTCTCTGCAATCGGCCAAAGTCCTGTCACAAGTTGCATAACCACATTTACCGCCCGATGTGTAATCAGAATATGCTTCACTGTCGATATCAACGGCAAAAGCGTCGCCATCTTCGTCCGGGTCCGCATCCTGGACCACGCCTGATTGCCCATTTATTTCAGTCATTCCCTCGACTTCGGCAAACTTTATAACATCATCAACAGCAAATCCGTGACTTGCGCAGCTAATTTTGGCATTGGCTGCTTTTGTGATTGCTGTTATGGTTTTTCCTGCATATTGACATCGTGGCCCCTCTTGGTCCTCAACATCATTGTAATGAAAGCTGCAATGCAGGGCCAAATACTTATCGAGTGGAAATCGTTGTCTTAGGGGATTAGGAGCGCCAAGTGTGAATGTGACCCATTCTGTAGTGCTGTTACAAGCTATAATATCGTAAGTTAATTCCAGTTCGCTATAATCCTCGGCCAATCTATCTGAATTAACTATCGTTATCTTTACGCTCGAGCCGATAGCACCATCTAAATCTTCAAGATATGGTTCCAATAAATTTGTTACATTGCTCACTCTCAAAGTGACTGTAGGAATTTGTCCCTTACTCGTATTTTTTGTCGGCTCGATTTCAAATGGGAACGGGGTGTAAGTTTCGCCGCCGAATTCTATCTCTTCAAAGTTGCGAACATACCGCAAGACCGTATCATCAGTCAAAGTCACTTCCAATAACAACAACCAAGCAGCTTTGCTCTGTAGTTTGTTTTTTTCTATTATTATGTTGGCTGGTATATCTCTTGGCATTAGCTTGTCGGATTCGCCTCCACTAAAATCATTTCGGCCCGCCAGCGTCTCAAGGGTACTCTTGAATCTAATGGGTTGAATTTCCACTTGATTGGTTCAACAAACTTTA